GTATTGTGCCATAATTATCTAATGACCAATTACCTGGTTCTAAACTTGTAGCTGAAGCTGAGGTTGCTGAACCCCAAGCAGTAGAGCCATTCCAAGTTCCTGTACCCCAACCAAAACCAAGAGTCTGTGTAGCAGAGCCAACAGGAAAATAAGATTGTACTGATCCTGATCCTGCTGCTGTCATACCCGAGCCAGATTCACTTGAAGGCATTGTTATTGTAAAACTATTTGTGGCTGCTGTAATAATCTGAAAAGGATTGTCAGTAAAATTAGCTGCTGTAAATCCTGTACCACTACCAGGCATAGTCACTGATGAAAAAACAACAAACTCACCTGCTGTTAAATTATGAGAAGTTTTGTTTACTGTTACTGTAGCAGAGCCATTTGTAGAGGTGAAAGTTAATCCTGTAATTGCTGTTTCAAGAGGACTAATGTCATAAATACCACCACCATAAAATAAAAATAAACCTTTACTTGTGCCTATGGCTATGTATTCTGTGCCATCTCTATCAGTCCAAATGTGTGATGCTCTTGCCACTCCAGGTAAAGTTGTTGATACAGCTTGTTGCCAACCACCAATTTTTTCAGGTTCACCATAACGAAAACGAACAAAGTCACCATCTGTCCATTGATTTGCTGCTTCACTTTGTGTTATTTGTTTATTAAAACCACCTTTGAAAGGTATACGAATTAGAGGCATGTCACCTCGCAGTTACAGGGTTTGTTCCGTCCCCAACAAATGGATGTTCAGCAAATGCCATATAAAATACATCAACTCCACTATAATTAGCACCATAACCAGTAGGTTGTCTTAATTTAAATCCATTACTCAAAAAATCAATCCCATACACATTAGTGCTTTCTGTTCCAGTTGTATTTGGAAAAAGTGGAAACAATAAAGGATTGTTTTCGTCTCTGACAGTATCATAAATGTACCACCCAGCACCATTATTTGCTTTGTGCATAAGCCAACGAACTTTAAATCCAGTATAGACAAAAGGACCATCGGCATTACCATTTCCAGTGTATCCACCAAATTTACTAAAGCCTTCCACTTCGTGAAAAACATACGCAACCATATTATCACTACTACTCCATCCGTGTGATGTAAATGTTGTACTTGTTGGAGCAGAACCAGAACTTTGAGCTGCAAAAGAATTATATGAGTTTAATTTGCTATAATCGTAACTACCATCAAGAGCAGTAGTATAAAACCACCAATCACTAGATGAACTCAACCTTTTTTGTATTACAACTTTTGGTGTACCAGATAATCCATGTCCGACTGTGCTTTGCCCTCCATCACCTGTCCATTGCACTATAGAAAATCCAGCAGTTGTATTTGCTTGGACAGTCGAGCTAAGTGAACCATCACCATTACTTGCAGTAGTTCCTCCATTTGCTACCCAGTTCCAAGCTACAACAGAGTCACCAGAGCCATTAATAGAACTATTATCTCCTACTGCATAACCTCCTTTTAAAAATTTATATAAGGCATCAGTTCTTGTAGATTCTGCGTTAGTTGCACTTGGCATTATAAGTTCACCTGCACCTCTGCTTGAATCATAAACTTGATGATTAGAGGATGCAGTTCTTTCTTTAATCCACACAAATCCACTCATCCCTTTTAAGGTTTCTGGCAAGTTGTCCTGTTGTAAAGCCACAAAGCCAGTTGGTGGGGTGTAGTTCCAAGACTTTTGCCCAAAGTTAGGTGTATAGTGTAAATCAGCAACAGTTGTTGAATTTTTAAAAAGAGGAAAATAAGTCTGATCATCAACTAAAGGTTGTGCAGAACCAATAATTGTATTATTTTTAAAATAACTTATTTCACTATCGTCTAAATTTAATGCGATACCAATGACATCACCTGATGCAAAAGTTGTAGAACTGCTATGATTAGTACCATTGTGAAAATATAAACTACGACTATCTATGTAACTTGAAAATGGACTAGTTGTACTTCCTGGGTCAGAATTTAATTTGGACCATTCTGCAACACCCACACCAGTAGCATAACCATTTGCAGACGAACCAGTACCGCCTAATGTCACCTCCCAATAATACTTACCTGAACTTGCACCAAGTGTGCCTAAAACATTTCCAGGATATACATTGTTCATTTCAACTTTTAGATTTCCTTCAGCAAAGGTCATGGACGAATTAGAAGCTGTATTAATATCAATGGTCGCATGATTCTGGGTAGGACTATCGGTGGTCTGGTCTCCAGCTACAAGGTTTGTAACACTAAAATCATTTGTATTACCACTGGTATCATCTCCAAGTGCACTTGACGATCCAAACTGTAATCTAAACCCATTGGTTCCGTAGGTAATACCTGTTAATGCTTTGGGGATCCATCTGCCAGTTGATGTGTCCGTAAGTCCAAATGTGTCAGGTGTTAATGCTGTGCCATCAACTAAATTTGCTTCTGCTATATACCCATCCCAATGCAAATTATTTGTTGGTCTTGCACCAAGAGCATGAGCCACACTATTATTAACAGCCATATCAGTATTGGAACCTGGGTCAGAATAAGTAAGGGTTGTTATTCTATCACCATCAACATATAATTTAATTCTATCAGTTGAAGTTGAGTTAGTTGTGTCAACTGCAACCATAACATGATACCATTTAGAAGAATCCTCTAGTGTTCTTGTGGTAAAAGCATATCCTGCATATCCACTAGCCGTTCTATTTACAAATTCTAACTGATTTGCACCAGATTGGTCCCCATTAATTGATAAGATAGAATAGTTATCAGAACTTCCATCTCTTGCACTAAATATTGCTTTTTCTGCACCAGAGTTTATTGTTCCAGCTCCTAATTTTATCCAACAACTAAAAGTAAATGTCTTTCTGTTTCCAGCACCACTTGGTGTTCTACTTAGGTAAGCACTATCTCCATCGTTAAATATAACACTATTAGCAATCGTGCCATTATCTGTAAAAGGTACGAACTTACCGACACGTTGCCCAGCTCCGTTGCCTTCGTAGATTATCGGAAAGAAATGTTCTTCGCCATTTGGTATTGTTGGTGTTGCCATATTAACTCCCTAAATTCTTAGTGCACAAGGCTTTAAATCCTGTTGGTACACTATATAAAAAATTACCTATCCCACTTGCATCACTGTTTCCACCAGCAGTTTTATTTCCACCAAAAGTACCCTCTTGACCGAAATTAAGATAAACCGAACTTGAACTAGAACTTAAATAAAAACCAAGAATTATATCATTTGTTGATAAACTAAATGAAGTCGTTACTGTTGGGTTAGTTCCTGATGAGGGATTACCATCAGCACCTCCATCAGCAGCGACATACGTATTATTAATACCTAAATAAAATTTATCATTATCTACATCAACTGCAACATTTAAGATATCACCAGCACTTCTATTGCCTAATCCTAAAGCTGTTGTAACAGCATTACCATTATAGATACTATCATTTTGATAACCAAATCCTTGTGATGTGGACAAAGCACCAAACCCATAACCTCCTGCTATACTTGCTTCTTGACCAACTATACATATTCCAAAACCTGTATATAAGCCACCGAGATAATATTCAAAATACCACTTACCTGATTTTGGTAAATTAAATGTGGCTGTTTTATGGTCAAACTGACCACTTGTTCCAGTGCCTTGTAAATTTCCATTTGCTACAGTTATAGAATTTATACCACTTACATCTGCATAAATAGGATTTAAAGTTGCAAAATTATTGGTAGGTGAGTCAAGAACTTGGTCAGATGCTGTAAGGTTATATGAGGTGAAGTCATTACCATTACCTGATTCATCGTCTCCAAGATCAGAACTATCTCTACCATCAATTTTAAATCCGTTGCTTCCGTAACTGCCAGTATATTCTTTGGGTATCCAGATTCCTGAATCATTAAACTCGCCAAAGAAACTAGGGTCATATCCAAGACCATCTAAAAAATGTATTTCTGCCATGTAACTATCAAGTCTATTTCCAGATGCATTTGCACCACCTATATAATGAGCCCTGTTGGTATTAAAATAACTGGTAGCATTTAGAGATGGATAATTTTCAGTTGAAAAACTTGTTTCTCTAATTCCATTAACATATAGTCTCAATCGTTCACTTGCTATTGCTTGGGTTGAGTCATATACATATACAAAATGATACCAAGCAGATGGGTCTCTAAATTCTCTATCCGTAATAAAGCTATTGGTACCATGCCAAGAGTAAAAATTATCATTATAAAAATAAAGATAATCAGCAGAATTACCACCAGCAAGGTCTGTATGTATCATATACATAGCTTGTGCACCAAATTTACTACCAAGTTTCTGCCACCAACTAAAAGTATATGTTTTTCCTCCATCTGAGGCAGTGCCAAGTGTTCTAACTAAATATGGATTATCATCATCATTAAACCTAATTGATTGACTTATTGTGTATCCAGTAGATGCTTGACTATTACCGGGGATAATTATGGGCATTTAGAAGTCCTCCAGCTTTGGAAACTCCCCTAAAGGTCTTGTCATTACAGGTTTAGATTCTGTACCTGTATTTGTGTAAGTGTATAAAGTTTCTAAAACTCTTACATCTTTTGTTGCTTTTATTCTTGTGACCATATCGTTTGATTTTGCTCGTACTGCAGTTCTAAATTTAGAAACATTGTCTGGCAAAGAATAATTGGAAACTTCGCTAGCTTTGATTACCATCCAATCTGTATCTTTGAGAATAGTATAAGCTTGGTTGTTCACTTCATTAACTTTTTTAGTTTTTAATCCCTCAACAGTCACACCATCAACTGTTTTATCTTCCATCTCATGATCTTCTGCTGTCTTCCAAACTTTTTTTACCACTTTGTTTGTTGCATCAAACTGAAAAGACTCACTTCTGTTTTTATAAAATGTCGGATCTTTGTAATTTGAGTTATCGGTCTGTACAGGGTAAAGACCTATAGCTGCCTTTTCTGCATCACTCCAACTAGAAAAAATATTTGCAGGATGTTTAATATCGTTATGCTCAAATGCTTGAGCACCATTGAAAATTTTAATAACCTGATTTGCTTTTACTAACGCCCACATAATTTCTCCTAACTCAATGTCAATGCAAGGTTTCTACCAACCTCAATAAATTTTGATCCATTATAATAAAACACAAAAAAATCACCTAACGCAGCAGTTGTTGTTAACGTGGGAGCTGTGTCTGATGCAAATTCATAATTAGATGAAAACGATAAAGTCCTCGATCCAGTACCATCTTGAACTATCAAGAGGCTTACAAACTGCCCTGTGACACCATTAGTTGCATTGTTCAATGTTCTATTGCCACCTAATGTAACTTTAGCAACTGGTTGTGCTTGTACATCCCAATCTATGTTTGTACCATCTGTAAGTGTTTGCTCAGGAATATAAGCTGCATCATTAAATTTAAATCGCCCTGCACCTTTTGCTGTAAAAGCTAATCCAACATTTGTATCACCACCTGTTACTGCAAGTCCTACATCATTACCCGTAGCGGCATTTGTTATCTCTAACTCATTTACTGCACTTGTCGTTTCTTGAAAAATTATTTGTTCATTCCCATTTGAATCTGCAATAAAACCAGCATCGGCAATTCTGGGTTTAGTCAAAGTCACTGCACTAACTGTGCCTCCTGCAATTGTAGCTGAGTTAGCAATACTACCTGTAGTCGTAGCTCCATTAATAGTTGGAGTTGTTAGTGTTTTGTTTGTAAGTGTGTCCGTTGAAGATGTATTAATTATACCTGTATCAACAATATTGGTGCCATCAGCGAATAGCACCCTAACTGATTTATCAGCAGCAACAAAAGTATAACCTGTGCCACTAGCTGTTTTAAATTGAACTGTAAAAGAACCAGTAGTTCCATTTGAAACGATGTAAACTTTTTCCATACTATCAGGAACAGTAACGATTCTATTTCCTGTAATTGTTCCTGTTAATTTAACAACCATATTTCGTGCATTAGAAGCTGCACCATCAGACATAGTTAATGCAGTTGTTCCTGCACCACCAGCAATCGATACCTCTTCATATCCACCGACTGCTTGTTCTACTAATTGCAAATTTGTATTTGTCTTATCACCCCAAGTACCGGCGTTCTCACCAGTCGCTTGTAATTCTAGTTTTAAACTTGTTGAATATGTTGATGCCATACTATTCCTTTATATTAGTTCACATTATAAATCATTTATGCAGCTCTATCAACCTCTGTCCATACAACAGATGTGCCTACATCAACTTCTGCCCAATTTATTAAATTTATAGATCCAAGTGAAGCTGTTAAATCAAATCCTGTAATAGCCATCTCAACATCTGCAAAAGTAATAACAGAACCTATTGCTGTTGTTAAAGCAACTCCACTTGGTGACTCAATACTGTCATTAAAAAAGTTAATTGAGCCAAAACCAAGAGTTGAACTTAATCCACTTGGTTGAGTTACAAAATCTGTAAATCCTACCGCTGTTCCTAAAGATGAGGTGAGAGCGATACCAGTAGCTTCACCCACTGTTGTCTGAGTAAACCCACCAAGATTTAATGTTAGTGAAAAACCTGTTAAAGATACAATTTGGTCACCTTGTTGACCCCAAAGACCTTCACCCCAGGTTAGTTGTCCCCATCCGTTGGACATGCTAAACCTACGTAACTCTTAAAATAGCTGCACTTGCAGTGAAAGCAGGAAACTGAATTGTAAATGTTCCGGATGTGGCTGTTTTATCACCACCAAAATCTAAAACACAAACAGCAGGATCGCCTGACGCTGTATCATTATAAATCAAAGCTCCCCTTGCAGTTAGTGTTACTCCAGTAAATGATCTATCCGCAAAATCAACAATAGCAGTATCGGTTGATAAGGATGTTCCACCATTTACCAAAGCACCACCACCACTTGTATATTGACCTGAGTTTGATACTTGTGCATCAGTGGTAAAGCTTGTCGTAGATTTACCTAAAACAGCACTATTTGTATACAGTGATAATTTAAATGAATTACCACCACTTTGTTTAAAGTTATGTGTTCCTTCAAAAAGCTCTTTTTTAAAAGAGTTACATATTACACTAGTTGTTATTGCCATAATTACTCCATAAATTTAAGGTGAGGGTGACTGAATTGGAATCCTTGGAACACCTTCTTCATACTGCCCTCGTCTTCTTTGTCCCATTTGTTGTAACGCAAATGCTTGAACTTCTTCATTATACTTTGCTTTATTAAGGTTGTATAGGTCTTGGGGTCCTTTAAGATAACTAAAACACTCTTCAAGAACACCATACAATAAAACATTTTCATAATAAGTTGATAGATAAGTAGAGTTAGACGAGGTGAAATGAGGAGGATCTATGATATAATTTATCTGTATCGTAAAAGCTGCATTAGGTATAGGTGCTATGGCAATATTTTGATCATCCCAATTTGCATAATATTTAGGCACACCTGTTGCATCTCCTGCGTTATATTCAGATATAAAACTTGTATCTCTTTTTTCTAAAAAATCTCTTACACCAGAATTTGTTATTTGGACAGATCGTAAATAGATTAAATCAGAAGGCATGCTCAAGTACCTTTGCGAAACAATTGTAGATGTTGTTGCATATTTTCTTAAATCATCATAATCAACTTTACCAGCAATATCTAATTCTGTATTTCTAATAAATTGATCTATTAGAGTGTCTGACAATACATTACTATCAACCTCTGTATAGTTTCTTACTTGTGTTAAAAAATTTGCGTGTGTTATTGCCATACTTTATGTCTCAGTGTTTATAGTCCACCCCATGGCAGAATGATTTGTACAATAATAATATAATGTAGGAGCACCATCTGCAACAGTGATTTGTGTGTAAGCACCACTTTGTCCTGCGACTCCATTTGTTACAACCCCTACTGTATATTCAGAACCACCTCCATGTGTGCCATTTGGTGTCTCACTTATCCTTAAAGGGTGGCCGTCATTTGATGAATCGCTTTGATCAAAACGATAAGTTTTACCTTCTTTGAAAGTCAGTGTCACATCAGCAGTTGCGGTAGATCCATCTATGCCAAATTTGTTAGTTGACCCTACATTATGATATGGATGATTTGCAGGATTACCTCCAACTACAGTAACAGCAAAAGTTTGAGTAATGACTAGGGCATCAACAGTGACATTACCAACCACAGCAGTTAGTTCTCTTTTTCTATTTTCAGCAGAACCATCATCTGGCACCATGCTTCCATAAGTTGGGTTAGCTTCAGTTGAAGTTAACGATATAGAGCCATCTGTTTTAAATGCAAAATCACCAGGAAGTGTTAAGTTAACAACTGCTTGACCACCACCACCTGAGTCAGTCACTGTTTGATCTAAAGTTGCGTCATTTATAAAAGGTTGAGAAGGTTGCTGAAATCTTTGACTTCTAGCATTAGCTAGAGCAATTGCATCAGCTGTTATATGTTTTCTTCTTATTTGTGGTTGTTTACCCTCGTATTCAGATTTGTGTACAAAAGAACCATTCCATTCTTTAACCATTTCATTGTAAGGAAATGCCATGCCTGAACGATCTGAGATAGCTTTTGCATATTTACCACGCGCGTAAGGCATTTAAAAAACTCCTGTAAATTTTGTTCCTCGTATGGAAGCTTTACCACCATTTGAAAATTTTTTATTTTTCAAATCTTCTTTTAGTCCACCATCTTTAGCCATACCTAATTTTTGATATATATTTTCTGAAGTAAGACCTGTCCCTCCATCTTGGGAATATTGTGGTGCAAATCTATATTTATGTCTTGTTTGTAATCTAGATAAAGATGCCGCTAATTTATCATACTCCGCATCACCTGCCCTTTGAGGACGTGTAGTTGTTTCAGTTATTTTTTTTGTTCCTTGCTGAACATACCTTACTCCACTTGGACTAATATAATCTGCACTTCTTGCCCCTATTCCACCACCACTGGCAGGTCTAAATTTGGAGCCTTCTGGTAATTCTGTTGTAGTTCTAGCCACACCAGGTCTACTTCCTGCTAAACCTTGTACACCAGAACGTCCTTCGTAATAACTGTACAGAGGTACTGTTTTTTGCCTTGACTCAGTTAGTGTTAAACCAGATAAATCTTTTTCTGCTTGTGAAATTTCTTTTGATAAATCTCTATAATATCCTGTAGTTCTAGCAGGCCCTTGTGTGCTTGGATCAACATATCTGTATGTGGGAACAAATGTTTTAGATTTCAAACCTTCTCTTACTTGTTGAAATTGAGCATCAGTTGGTTCGCCATATTGTTGTTCGATAGATTTGTAATAAGCTTGACGCATTTGATCAGGCATATTCATACTTGCTTTATATTGAATATTTGCTCTTTTATCAAATGTTTGTTGTTCAGGTGCTGTTAGCCTACCTCTGTAACTAGAAATTGTTTTATACAGGTCAGGTCGTGTTTGTTGTAATGCAGACATATAGCCTCCAGCTTGTTTTCTAATTATTCTCATACCTTTCATATCTAAACTCCTCTTGGGTAATAAGTTTGTGGTGTAATATATACAGATGTTCTTTGACCATCTTCATTCAAAGCTCTTGATAATTCATCTTCATATATAAGTTTATTTTGTTGTGTCATCTGAGGGTTTACCTTCATACTTATATAATACGCTAATCCTGCAACCATACAAGGTATGAACCTAAAAACAACATCAGCTGTGTTGGTATATGCACCAGCATCTTCAATTCTTTTTAAATAATAATATTTAAGATGAGTAAATGTTGAAGCATCAGGAGTTTGATATAAAGTTATTGTTGGTGTAGTTAATCTATCAACATAGTATTGAGAGGGTTGACCTTTTGAACCTTTGTTTGGTAAAGCTGCATATTCACTACGACTTATCTTAGTTAAAGAAACATCATTAGTTGTAGTCGTTTGACCGGAAGTTGTACTGACATAAGCCTCAAGAATATCATTAGCATTACTCGGTGCCGTGTAAGTCGCTGTCCCGTTTGTTAAAGCTTGTTCGTTCAATTCTACTTTCCACAGATGCACGCCTCGGTTTCCCCATTCGCTGAAAAGTATATTTAAACTTCTTCTTGCAGATTTTAAATCGTACCCACTGTTTGTGCGTCCTCCACATCGTTCATATGCTTCTTGAATGATATCATCAATATTGAGATCAAATGTAGTTGTTGTTGAAGTTGCCATAACACATCTCTAATAAATAGGTGTTTTCTTTTTAAAACCACCTTTTGCTAATTTAACACCTAAAGGTCCACCTTTCTTTCTTCTGTAAGGTGCAGCAATATTCTCAAGCACAGGTGGAGTTCTTGTTGGACTTAAAGCATCAAAAAACCCACTAAAAAAATCAGCAACTTGTCCTCTGCTTTTACGTTTTCTTTGTCTTGCCTTTTGTGCTTCAGTTAATTTAGTTGTTCTTTTCATGATTGAGCTTGTGTCACCAGGACCCGTAGTTCTTGGTTGTGTACCTGGTTTAGATGTTCTTGCATCTCCTCGTCTCGTCAATTCTGCACTTAATTTTTCTTCTTCTTTAGGAAGAAAGGGTCTTAACTTCACTGCAAAAGGGAGGCTTGATTTAGGTTCTGATGTAATTTCTTTTGATGTGTATGGTTTTGGTTTTGGTACAATAGCGGAAACTTTTTTATTTTTTTCTTTTATTTCTTCTTTTTTATTTTTAGGTTTTTTTCTACCCATACCAGCTATTCTTTTGTAATCAATAAAAGGTACAAGAACATTACCGCCATTTCTAAACATCTTACCTTTTTTTGCCCCCATAGCTTTTTCTATGGCCATACCTCTTTTTTTCTCGTAGCCAGATAATTTACCATCTTTGTTTAAATCAGCTTTTTTTGGGTTTTTCAATCCGTTTTTCATAGTCATAGTATATCGTTATAATAAGTTTGAATCAACATCCCCTTAGAAGCAAAGGTTTTTACATTAGTGGGTTTACCACCTACACCTTGTGCTTTTGATCTTTTTCTTTTTACCGCGCTCCTTCTTTGTGATTCTGACATCCTTCTAGCTTTAGCTAAAGGAACACATTTTGGATATTTTCTTTTCTTGTCTTCTTTTAATTTACTTCTACCACACTTAGAGTAAGACCCATCTTTCTTCTTTGAGCCAATGTCAACCCATTTTTCGGAAAACCACTTTTTTAAACCCATTATAATAAATCTTTATAATAACCTTGAGCAGAGGCATTTGATAAATTATCACCATCAACATCAACAGATATTGGTGAACCCATAACATCGTGCATACCGACTTTACTAAAACCACCTTGATCAAAACCTTTGCCCGCCAAAAATTTTTCTGACTTTTGATCTCTTATTTGTTGTTTTTTTGTACTTCTTTTTTGAAAAGAAGCTGTTGGTTTTTTTTCTCCTCTATACTTACCTGCTTTATAAACTGTATAAACTCTTTTACCACTTTCCACACCAGCTTTACCTAATTCATAAAGCGATACTGCTCCAGCTATACCTGCTCCCACCAGACCTGTGGTTCCAAGCACACCCAACCCCACTTTTCTTTTTACAGGAGGAGGTATTTTGCCATATGCTTCTTTTAATTTTTTTGTTATGTCAACAGGTTTACCTAATGTGCCTGGATCAAATTTTCCAGGTACAACTTTACCAGGTTTTACTGTGCTTTTTTGTAAAGTGCCTTCAACCTTAACGCCTTTAGCTTTTGCCTCATTAATAAGGTTACCTACTTTTTCATCCGGTCCAACTGGTCTTTTCAAGGCATCAGAAAATGCGTGCGAGGGTTTTTTTAAATTTTTTTTAATATCTTTACCTTCATTTGCTTTTATCATCGCACCTTTTTTAGCTGGCTTCGGTCCTTTAAAATCTTTTCGTTTTACACCACTTGGGTCTTTTATTTTACCGGCACAAATCTTTGATGCATAGGCATTTGCATATGCACTTGGATAAACCTTAAATTTTCTTTTTGCTGCTGCTTTCCCTCTCGGGCATAATTTTGTCATAATAGATCCTTTATATATTCGGCCATACCGCCCATAGAAAAACCTTCCATTTTTTTTGAACCCTTATTACTAGCACCCTTTCCAAGATCTCGCAAAGCATCTAAACTTAATCCTCTAACTGCCTTTTCAGCTGATTCAAGGTCTTTAACTGTAAGTCTATCTTCTCCCGCCATTTCACGAGCTATTCTATTCATAGCTCTTATTCTTGCTTCTTTTACGTCCTTTGAAGTCATTCTATCACTCATTTTTAAATGTCCTTATAATATCAATTTTATGTTCATTAGTTGATACAATATCTACCTGTTTGTCTATCTCGTCTATGATGTTTGGGTGTTCCCCTATGCCAACAGAACTATTCAAATAAATTTTTATAGTTGCATTAGCCTTTTCAATATTGCCATCATAAACTTTTACTAAAGCATTTATAATATCATCTTTCATTATAGTACCACCTTTTTTTTCTTTTTTCTAGTCTTAGCATACTTTCGTTTTTGTGGACCTTTTTCTATTTGTTGTTTCATTTGATTTCTACCCATTACCATGGTATATACCTCGTCTTTCCTTTATCTTTATAAGCTTTTAAACTTTGTTTTCTCGGGTTTTCACTCACATAAGATACGTGAATCCACCCACTTTGTGGATCTGATTCTTTGTAAAATTCTAATATAAGCTGATCAAAAGTCAAATTATTTTTTATCCACTCAGCTAAAACTTTGTTATCCACACTCAATACCTCAATGTCGGCAGCTTGACCTTTTGTATGTTGTGATTTAGCCGAACTACCAATAGCATGACAAAGTTCAATTGATCTGAACCCTGAACTAACAATAACTGGTTTTTCAAACCTGTCCCTAATTTTTTGTAAAACATTTTCACACAAATTTTGTAAATGAAATATTTGCTGACTGCTTGGTGAATTATCAATACCCAAACGTAAAGCTGTTTGTGATTTAGTCAGTTCGCTAAGTGTAAAGTTTTTGGACAAATTCATCAATCTTTTCAAATGGCCATCTAATGATTGACCAAAAGACCCCTATAAATAAAACAAACAAAAAAACAAATACAAAAATAGTTGTTATTACAAAATCCAAGATAGGGCTAAAATAATACATAACGCCACTATTATAGGATCTTTGTTGTTTACGTACAAGTCCTTTATCATACCTTTGTACATTAAAATTTTTTCTAACATTTCCATCTCCTTCTTGCCTGACAAATTCTTTTGTTAGGCGTTTTCTTACAATTAATATTATGCATTCTAGCCTGTCCTGCACTACGAGCGCAAAAAGACTTTCTGCGTTTGGCTGCTTTACTGCCTTTTTTTACTTTACCAGTTACAGCTGTTTTTAACTTTGAGCCAGGGTTTTTGCGTCTGTACGCTTTCACCCCAGCTTCAGTCATTCCAGCTCCTGACTTTGTGGATCGGTAATACTTTTTATTACGAGGAGGCATACCCCCCTCTTTGTAACCAAGCAAGTCAAGATCGTCATAATAACTATCCATTGTCAGTATCAGCAGTTACTGGTGTAACAAAAACAGTCACAGACGTAACATTTGATATTGTTAAATGCATGTCTGTTTTAAACACAATACCATCTAGTGGTATGTCTACTTGATATTGATCGGCTGCACTACTAGCTGGTGTTGTAATGACGAGTTTTTGTGTACCACTAGCACCACCATCTTTAAAAGTTAAAGTGCCTGCACTAGCATGACCAACATAGTAAATAGACAATAATCTAGTTCTACCAGACTGTATTGTGCCTGTTGATGTTAACGTTTTTGCACCTACATCAGAGTTCATGATTTACTCCTATCTATCAGATGCAGCAAACATATAATCAATTGACGTAACTTTAGTACCAGTAGCATTACCTGATAAAGACATTGCCGCTATTGTTAAAATTTCATCACTTGGAATATTATCTGTATGTGTTGCAACTAATTTTCTATTTACAAAAAAATCAACTTTACCTGTGCTTTGACAACGAATACTTAATGTAACATCAGTATCGTTTTCCATGTCAATACCTGAATCTGTTGATGTTTCTGTACCATCTTTTTCTGTTTTACAAAGAATTGATGCATCTCCATCATCTTTTTGAAAAACAATACGATCAGTTGCAGCTAACATGTTTTCTGGATTTGTTGCAAAATTAATAGTAAAACCAAAACATAAATCAGTGTCAGTTACATCAGATGTTCTAACTTTTGTTTCAAACCAGAGATCTTTATTTGATTGTACTTGAAAGATTTCGTTCTTTTGTATTGAAGCGCCATCATTATCTGTGGTTGCTGTTGAGTTTAAGTTTACTAAACCATTCAGTTGATCTGCTGCAATCGCTACAGACGCGCCTGAATCTTTTACGACAGTCCATCTATGACCTGTGTTGGAGTCAAATCCAATTCTATCAAAGTCATCAAAATAAACTACGTAATCTGGGTTTTTATCAATTGGTAAATTTTCAAACCACTTCTTTTCGTTGTTCTTACCTGCAAAAAGAATAGGTCCTGTAAAATGTACTCCTGCCATTTTTTCTCCTAGTTTAAAAGATATAGTCCTCTAGGGTTGTCTGCCAAGTCAGTCTATATCCAGTTTATATTGTCTTGGTATTTGTATTATACAAAAAAAAAGGGGACTCGTAAGTCCCCCTCTTTTTTAACGAAAGAAAAGAAGTTAAGCTGCTCCTGGTGAGCCGAAAATACCTCTTGGATCAGAGAAACCAAAAGAGTATCTTTCTCTTGCTTTAAATCTTACATTACCTGTATCAAAGTCACCTTCAATAGCAGTCTTAATTGGACTTCTAACAAACATTTTCATGCCGTTAGGTGCATCTGTCATAATGAAGAAAGCATCAGTATCTGTTAGATAGTGATTAACTCTATAGCCTTGTGGCATCATACCCATAGAAGCCATAGCGTTAATATCATTATCAGCAGTACCGACTCTTTGTGGAGTTCTTAAAATTCTTTCTGCAGTAAACTGTAGTTCTTTTGGAATAACCAGTTTAACACCTTGCATAGCAATTTTAAGTCCTCTTTCATCAACAAATGCAGCAATGTCAATCAGAGATTGCTCTAAAGATGTTTCTGAAAGGTCAGCTGCAGTTGATAGTTCATTTGCAAATGTACCACCAGTAGCAATTGGGTGGGCAGTAGAACAAAGTTCAACACCATCACCACCTGCAAAGTTAGAATCAAATGCGTTGTTAAGAACATTTGCAGCTTTTACTTGTTTAGTGTTAGCCATAGAACGAGCTAAGGCTCTTGTATAACGAGCCGCTAATCTGTCATACAGATTATCTTCAATCGCTTCTTCAGTGATAGCGAATGCCATAGCAATAGTCTCGTGAGTATACCTTGCAGTAAAAGATTCAGTTGCTTGGTCAAAAGTAACCGCGCTACCTTCTTCTTTAACTGGTGCAGACCCGAAACCTGTTAGCATTACTTCTTCTTCAAAAGCTCTATCCGATGCTTCTGCAGCAAATATTTCTGCGTGTTCGTTTTCGTATCTATTGTATTCTAAGCCAAAGAGAGCATTTAAACCAGGCTCTAGCTCTTTGACCAGTTGCGATCTTGAAATAGCCATATTTTATCTCCCTTATACCCCTGTATCCCCAGCAGCAGCTGGTGGATTCAGAAAATGGTTTTGAATACGAACAATTACATTTGCGTTAGCAGTAGTAGTGTCCGAGTTGTTAACATCTTGGCTTATATCAACAGCTTGAAGTGGTATTGCATTTGTAGAATCTGCAGTACTTGTATCAAGTTGCACTTTAGATATGCCGGTTGCTGTGTTCCCAGTTACGTTGGTAGTTTTGTAGCCGATAAACAGACCTGCTCTAGTAAAAGCTTCATCTGAGTCAACTAAAAACAACGTATTAGGATCATCAATTACATTAGCAACAATATCACTAGCATTAATACTACCAGGATAAAAATTACTAAAGGTTGGTTTCTTCGTGGTTGGATCAGTATAAAATACACCATTGAAAACACCAATTGGTTTCACAGCTCCTGAACTTGCAGTAACATCATAACGTTCAATGTTACCTGCTGCTACTGGAACTACCAAGTCACCTTGGAAAATAGCTGTTCCATAATTGGCTGCAATAGTATACCTATTCTGAGCATTATTCCACGGAGCACCATTGAGCGATTTATAAGGTCTAAGACCAAACTTTTCACTAACATTTGCCATTTTATAATCTCCTTATTTAGGCATTAATATTACAGCGATGGCTTTTATCAAAAAATTATTCTGACTTACGACCACCACCAAAAGTTACACGAGATTGTCTGTTAATATTAACAGGCATCTCCGGTCGTTGCTCCCTAAGAATATCTTGATCCACGGCTTTGACTTGATCAGCAGTTTTATTTCTAAAATACTCCTTGCGTGATTCAACAGTTTCTTCAGGTATCCTTGCCAACACAAGGCCACCAACCCCGATTAACCCCTTGTATCTGCCCGATTGAATAACTGGATAGTCGTGTTCACCAATTTGACTTTTAATCTCTTCGGCTCTAACAAATTCCCATCCTTCCCTAAGTTTTTTGGAGACATTTCCTGTATCTTCTTGTCCCGCAAACTCAGTTCTTATCCAACGATGCTTAAAACCTACTGGTGCAGGGGGTGCATCTAAACTTGATGGTGGCGTCCAAGGTTTATTCCTTTGAGGCTTATTCTCTTGTGACGCGCGTGTGGTTCTAGTTAATTTTTCATTCATATTTTTTCTCCTACACGAATTTTGCGTATTCTTCTAGTGGCACTCCTAATTTTTTGGCAATAGCCACTTGTGAACGAGTGAGTTTCACAACTTTGCGTCCCTTCTGTTTACGCCCCGCAGAGGCAACAGTTTGAACGGGTTTAGTATCTTCAGAAAACTTTTGAGGAAAATATTCCCTCATTCGTTTATCTACTTCATTGTAATACTCATCAGACTCTCCGTCAAACCCCTTATCCACTAATTCTTGATGTACACCAAACGCAGCATTAGTCATTACACTATCGTTACCAAACCAAGTGTTTTTTTCTGCCCACTCTTTAGCTTTTGGTGAAGGGTCGGGTTGAGGTTGTTGAACCTGTTGAGCTTGTGGTTGTTGTAATGTTGCTTCTTGTTTTGCTTTTTCGTCTTCAAATTGTTGTTTCTTTAATCTTGCTTTTTCTTTTTCCACTGCTAGCTGTGTCAGTTTATCATTTAATTCCATAATTTGGTCAGCATCATTGTTTTCAATCGCCGTCTTTAAAGTAGCTTTTACTTGTTCTCGCTGAGCATCAACTCTTGAGTCAAACTCACTAATAAAGTTTTGATCAAACTTCTTTGCTTCAGCTTCTGCATCAGAATACTTTTTTTGTAAACCTTTTGCATAATCAAGTGCAGCCTTTTCTCTTCGTTCTGCCTCTCTCATTTTTCTTGTCAACTGATCAATTCTTTTTTGAACATTTTGTGTGTGTTCAGGTAGATTATCTTCAGTTTGTGGTTCAGGTGTTTCTTCTGTTGTTACAATTTTTGCTTTTGTTTCTTGTTTAACTGGATCTTTATAACCTAAATCAACTTCTACCTGCTCTGGCTTTTCGTCTTTTGGTTGTTCTTGAACTGAAACATTCTCTTCTTGAACATCATCAGTATCAAGTTCTACTTTATTTTCTTCGTTCATAATTACTCCTTAGAATAATGCGAGGATATCCTCGGGTTTGTTAATAGTTCCAATGATTTCATCATCGTTTAAAATGCGATGCTCACCATATTTAGTTTTAAAGCGTGCACCAGCATAACGTCCATATACAATGAACTGCCCCTCCTTACACCAAGGACCAGTGGGAAACTTGTTTTTGTCTTTGTAACAAAGATCACCCATTTTAACTACAAGACCAACCACAGTGGTCAGTTGTTGAGTTTCAAGAGTTTTCTCTGTTAAATAAAGACCACCTTTAGTTTTTTGCTTAGGTTGATAAGGTCTAACTAATAGTCTGTATCCTACAGGTTTTGGTAAAAGTTTGAGATATTGTTCCGTTTCTTTTGAACCCTTCGGAACTAAAGGTTCTTCATCGTCATTCTTTTTAGGAACAACAATTTTATTATCAGGTTTGATCAATGTCATCTACATCGTCCTCTCTATTTTGCAGGTCTTTTAGATCCTGAAGCACAGCTTCTAGTGCTGCGAGCTTGCCTTTAGCATAATGTAGATTTTCTAACTTGTCTATACCATAGCATATATGATCTTTAGTTTTGTTTATTTCTTTACGAATGTAATGACGAATTTGTTGTATTGTATCAATATCAAGCATGTCTTAAATGTGATTTGGGTCCTAATTTTTTTCTATGAGTAAATCCTTTCTTGTTATATCTTCTTTTTTTTCTTTTTACAAATACAACTTCTACTTTAAAAAATCTTTTTACCATAATATATTACAGGACTTTTATATTCCATCTTTTTATTTTTATGTTTTGGAAATCGTTCACCGCTACAATCTTTGATTGTCAATATTTTAATCTGTTTCGCCAATCTCTTTTTTCTCCCCTTGGACTCTGTATCTGTTTTTCACATACATGATCACTGTGTGTTGTTATGACCATATCTTCCTTATCTGTACACGCATAAAAACATTTTACGGAATCTTCACCAAAAAAAGGATCAACTCTTTTTTCTTTGTTCAATCTGCAAGTTACATAATATTGATTTCTTTCATCAAATAGCTGTCCTTTACCAGACCATTTATAATTTTTTGCAAACACCGGATCGCAGGAAAGTAGTGGGAGCAATAAAGCTCCCATCATACTATTTTTCAGCACAGGCATAACTGTTGATCTCAAGACCAACAGAGATTTCTGTAATTACAGGTTTTGACCACATAATTATCTCCGTTGTTAGAAGTGCTGGTTGTCGTTGTGACCGCAGTCCACTAAAAATAGTTTAATTTATTTTTTTATTTTTGCAATACCTTTAAGCCCAAACGATCCTGCAATAGAAGCCAAAATTCCATACGAAATCCAATCAGGACAATCGTTTTTTAAAAATAAAAACCCTTGTTGCATGTAAGGTTGAAGTGCAGGCACGAAGGATGCAAAAATTATAGCAATGAACGTTAGAGTCCAGGCTTCGTCTTTCCATGAATTGTCACTTGCGGACATAGCTTTATCCTCCCAAGAACCATCTTTTTCTATTTTGGTTTTTGTAGCTTCTAATTTTGTTAATTCTACTTGTGATTTGAGTTGTGCTTTTTTTTGCTTGCCCTCTATCCATGTCTTTGCCAAACTAGCAACAGGACCTAATATCGCTGTAAACATTATATCTCCTTTTGATAAATAATTTTATTGTCACCTTCTTCAGCAACTTTAAAATTATAAGTCTTAAGAAGCATATCTACAATACCCATGCGAAGGTCTTTAAAATCATCAATTATAAAAAGAGCTTTTGTTTCTGATCTAGGAATAAAAAAATTTAACTCCTGTATGACTGCCTCTGTGGTGTGAGGCCCGTCAAAATGAACAACTTTATACAAACCAAACAACATCATGTTATTAAAAAGACCTAATTGGTGACCATCACCCATGGTTTTAAAATAGTAATCATCTGTCATATGGTAAAAATCAAATTCTGGATAATTTTGATATAGATAAGATACAGTTTTTTGTTTCATTTCTTCTGTGTATCCAGCAACAACACTGCCTTCATTATCATAATGTTCGTAACTTAAATTATTATAAGGATCTATAGCTATATGTTTATAAAGATTTGGTTTATGCTCACGCACAGCATCCATAATTGTTTTTGAACCCAAACCCTCCCTTAGCCCAATCTCGCACGTAAGTGTAGCACGATCAATATTTAATTTTCCTATATGTTTTGTTATCAGATGATATTCTGATGAATCGCCCTTTATCACTTAACGCCTATAAATTTTTTGCCTTTTATCTGTATTTCAGATATTCCTTTTATATCACTTTTTACACCATTTTCTCGGTGAGGGCAACCAAAACCTCCTTTTTTGTAACCCATAGTTTCTTTAGTTGTAATACCTGTTTCAGATTTTTTTGGATTATAAGCAACAAAATTGCTTTTAACTGGTGATATGCCTTCTTGAGCATAAAAGTCGCTTTGAGCTTGATTCATTAAATTTTTAAAACGCTGTTTGAAATCTTTCCTAAATAGGCCTGTTACAGCCTCTTTTAAAACTTTATCTTTGTTTTGATTAAACTGCTCTCCAAAAAATTTTACAAATCTTTCTCCTTGGCTAGAACCACCCTGTTTCATACCCTGTGGTTGAGGTCCTTTTTCAGGTGGGGGACCAAATGCTTTACCCTTCACTTTTATTCTCCTCGTTTTCTATTTTTCTTTCAGTTAAGTCTAATTTTTCATCAGCTACCCTTATTCTTTCTGCAGAGGCAGCTTCGGCATCTTCTCTTCTCATCTTATCAAGATCGAGTCTAGACTCAAATTCATAAAGTTTTCTTTGTTGATCTTGTTGTTCTTCCATAGTTTTTCTCTGCATATCCATAGCACGCAGATCGAGTTCTCTTGACTTAAGTGCTACTAGCGGATCTTGTTGTTGTATGCCTTCAGCCTCAACAAGTTCTTTTGTAATAGCTGCGACTTGTAAAGCAATCAAAGACTCAGTTTCAGCTTGAAATGCCTCCATGCTTTCTTGTTTTAGTTTTTGTAATTTTTCGTCATTCATTACCATAACCATTACAACTGCTCTTGCTTTGTAAGAAATGTGTTCTGATATGTGTGCTTGAAGTAATGCATAAACCATAGGATTAGATTGCACCATTCTTGATTTTATAAACGATGCATGGGCAAGAATATGTGCATCATGGTTTTGAAAAGGAAAAGCTCTTGGTATTTGCATCTGTAAAGCTTCCATATTTTCAATTGCTGGGTCTTTTGGTGCTGGAACTGGTGTTGGTTTAAGTAAAGTGTCTATCTGCTTAGTGCCAAGTGCCTCATAAACACGTCTATACGCTTCACGCATGTCGTGCATTTGTGGATTCGACTGTGCAATCTGTAATTGTTGACTTGCAAGTGTCACCCTTTGCGATAAAGAGAACACATTTGGGTCTGCAACAGGTATTACATCAACTTCTTCACTAAAATCTGCTAATTTTACGAGTCTATCACCTCCATAAACTGCATATGGGTAGACTGGTGGCAAATATTCGGCAAAAACTTGGTGTAAAAGTCTAAATTCTTGACGCATTGCGTAATAAAGTCGCTTGTGAATGGCACTCATCACCCTAGATCCGCGCTCAAGTAGTGCTAGTGTGGTTCCGACAGCTCTATTTTGCTTATCTTCACCAATTTGCATGTCAGCAATAGCTGCAAATCGTTGTCCAGCTTGTACTACAAACCCTAAAAGTTGAAAAAGTGTGCCACTTGGCTCTTTAAATGGTAAAATTTGAAATTGATCCTTGATGTTACCCCCTGGTGCATCAACATCTCTAAACTCACCGGGTTGAAAAGGTTGCTCATCATCTCTAATTCTTATACCTCGTGATTTAAAACCAGCAGGTAGGTTACTTAATGTACCTGCATCTAATAATTGTCTTAATGCAGCTGTTGCTGTTTTGGATAATCCACCAATCATGTGAATTAAACCAAATCCATAGAAACCTAAACCTGGCAAAAACTTGTAATGAACAAAATATTCTTTTCTTTTGAACAAAGAATCATTAGGTGTGAAGTTTCTGTAGATAGATAAAATTTCTTGTGAACCTTCATCAATTGTTACAATGTAAGGTACTTTGACATTCTTTTCTTCACTTTGTCCTGTCAAATCTTCAGGGTCTAAATCAACATGCATTTCTAAAACATTGAATTGATAATCTGTGTCTCCCATTTTTTGAACACCTTCAAGCTCTTCATACTTGTTTTGAACATCATCATCCATTTGTGAAGGCAAAATTTTTACATCTCTGTAAAACCCGCTTTTTTGTTTTTTAAGAATATCGTTCTCAGACATTTTAAGAACATGGGTAATTCTTTCTGCATCTTTTAAGTCAGTTGCATAGTAAGGCACAACCATATCTTCGGCAGGTATAAACTTACTGACAGCTCTTTGCATAATCTCATCGTAGTAAACTTTCTTAAAAGTAGAACCAGCTAACGGAAGATAAAATAACATTTGGTCAAACTCAGGAGTGTATTCCTCCATCTTTTCCATAACCATATAGTTCATAAACTCCTGAACCCGTTGTGCTTGTGATTCTCTGTCAGGAGTTCTATCTCCCAGTATTTGAGATTTTACTGGACCATCAGCCGGTAGTAATTCTTTATAGGCTTGTGCTTGAAATTGTGTAACAGACTCGGCTAATAAAGGATGCGTCACGGAACTTGCACCACGGAAAGGCTGTCCTTCATCGTTGTATTTGAAACCAAGAAGATCAAGTCCAGATGTATAGGACTTTTCCCAATCGCTTCTTGATTCTTTATCTTTTCTATAATCAGTTACAAGTTGACTAGCTAAACTTGCTAAAATTGTGTCGTCAAGTTCATCAGCTAAATTTGTGAAGAAGTTTTCCTCTACTGCTTCTTCTTCAACAACTTCGTCCTCTGTAGGTTCTTGTATCTCAACATCAACAGGATCAACCTGTTGTTCTAAAACTTCATCTTCATCCATTAGTATAACCTTGTTGGTTTTGTTCTACCTAATTTACCTTTAACATGAACAGAGCCTCCATCTACTCTACCCAGAACTTTTTTTGAAAAACTTTTTAATTGTTGCTTAGCTGCTTCTTGTCTTTCTTTACCATAATCTGGTGTGTTTGCAATATATTTTAATTCTTTTATGATACGCATTCTTGGATTAGATTTTGTAATAGGTAAACCAGTCCTTGGGTTTACACCCTCGTTTTGTCCAGAATAACTTGCACTGACTTTACCCTTATCAACACCTTCAAAATCAACCTCTGCCTGAACTTCGCTTCTACTATCTTCTAATGCTTCTTGTTGATTTTTCCTGCGAAATCTAGGTACTCCTATCATCAACATTTCATTAGTGGGTCTCATTTTAGCAGAGCGATAGTCAATCTCTCGTAAATCAGAAAATTTTGTTCTTGGTGGTATACCAAGACTAGGTTTGTTTTGAGCGCCAATAACTAACAATTTGTTGTCTTGCCCTCGCCTGCCATACTTTTTTTGTTTCTTATCGTAGTTTTGAACAGTTTGATCAAATAATTTTTTTTGACCTTTTGTTAAATCTTTATAATCTTTTTGTGTTATGATCTGATATTCATCGCCATATTCTTTTTTTAACAATGCTTCACTAAATCTCCCGAAGTCTTCAGGTTTTTTGATTTTTTTTTGTTTTTTTCTAGACATTAGTACAACCTCGTTGGTTTTGTTCTTGCAAGTTTAACAGGGACTTCAACAAAGTCACCTTTATTATAACTTTTTTTGGATATCTCACGCACTGCTTCGGATATACCAAAGCCACCAGGCATTTCAAACATCTTACCTCTTTTTCTGTCCGCAACTTTTCTTGCTTTATCTGTTTTTTGAATATCTTCAATAAGATTTGGAGGACTTAAACTTACGACATTTTTTCCCTTTTTAAAAGGATTCATATCACCTATTATGTCATAAGCAAAATCTCTTTGTATATCGTCTATAATTTCTTCTTTTGTTATTTTTGCCATAAGTTATCCTACCATTTAAAAAGGTCTACGACTAGACCTCCCTCTTTCTTGTAAATTTTCATTCGTGCTTCTTTCAAAGCTGGTGTTAGCTTCAAAGCATAGGTTGTAAAATAATTTCTGGAATCACCAGGTGCCATACGTTCTGCTCTAAGATCTCTTTCAGCGAGTGTTGTGAGAAACCTGCTCATATCTTTTTGCGAATCACTAGCGTGTAATATTTCAATTGAATCATCACTTGGACCCGTAGCTTTTTTATTATAAGCTAAACTTTCATCCCAGTTTGGAATTCTTCTAATAGCTTTAAATTCTTTGTTAGGATCGCTTTTTGCAACTTTAATTAATTTTACCTCACTATCATATTCTTTAGCAAGTCTTTTCATAATTGTCATTAGAATAGAATCAGGGTTTGGGTTTGTATCAACTGCTTCATTCTTAGTGTTGCCTCTGTTATCGGTAGGAACTCTTTTAACAGCTTTAACACCTTTTATCCCCATCTTACCATCAGAGGTCCCATAAAATTCCCAATTACCTAAACGACCTCTTGCTCCTGTTATAATTCCGCCTTCTAAC